CAAGCCGGGCAGGAACGCGCCGATGGACATGATTAGGGACATGGTGGAATCTCCTCTACGGGAGACCGCCTTTTAGCCTAGCCCCGGCTATGGGTCTAGCCCCAAGAGAAACCCCGCCGATCCCGTGGAGGGAGGCGGGGTTCCGTATCCTTCGCCCGATTGCGAGGACGGGTTGATCTGGGGCTGTTGAGCGTCTGTTCGCCGAACTTTTAAGGACTGTGCCATGCCCCAGATCATTAACCGAGTATTGTATTTCTCCCCTTAGGCCGAGGCCCGGTGGAACGCTTGTCATACGCCCGGTCAGCGTCGCGTCTGATCTCCCTAGACCGATTCGCGGTCGAGGTCAAGCGGCGATCTTGTAGCCGCCCTGCTGGAGGCCGGACTGGAAGTCCACCGCGTACTCGGCGATCATCTCTTGCTTGTCGCGCCCGTTGATGATGTCCCGGCTGGCGATGAACTGGCTGAGCCGCGCCGGGCCGCTGGTGGGCAGGTCGTCGTCAATGTCGCGGCCCGTGAACCAGCCTTCCCGCATACCGAGGACGAGGATCACGGCAGCGATCTCGGGGTCCATGGCCCGGTCAGGATCGGCCACGAGGTCAACGTCGTAACCCAGCGCCCGGAGCTTGGCGGTCGCCTTCACGTAGTTCGCCTTGCCGGTCAACTGGACATAGCCGCGACCGGGGAACTTCGCGCCGTCACCGGGGGTCAGGTTGCCAAGCTCGCGGGCCTTCGCCGGGCGGTCGCCCCGGATGTCGTACATCTTCGTGAAGTAGGCCGGGCCGCCGATCTCCTTGATCGGCTGCATCGTCCCGGCGGTCTCGTGATAGGTCGTCGCCAGAGCATAGGCGGTCCACGAGATGCCCCAGCCCGCTTCGGCGCAGGCCCGGATGATCTTGTCGCAGCCCTCGAACTCCGTGGCGCTGATCTTCGGCCCGAGCATCTTGTTGCCGCGCAGGAAGTCGTAGAAGCGCCCGTAGTCGGCGAAGGCGAAAGCGGCGTCGTCGTTCGCAGCAGCGGGCGGCTGGACAGGCCGGGGCGCGGTGACGACGATCTCCGTCTCGACCCCCTGCTCCATGATCGCGACGATCTGCTTCAACTGATCGAAGCTCTCCCGCGTGATGCTCATACGTTCGGTCATGATCGACTCCTTGGCGCGAAGTCCTCCTCGTCGGCCTCAGGCGGCTCAGGAGAACGATTCTGGGGTGGAAGGGCCTCGGGTGCCCCGGCGGTCGTCCTGACCTCTGTGCGGCCTCCCTGCGGCGTCTCGACGACGGCGCTCCGAGTGATCGGGATACCCGAGCGCAGCAGCCGGGCGGACTGGATCAGCTTCACCATCTGCTCGGCGCTCGGCGCGAGCATGTAGAAGGTGATAAGCAGGACGTGGACCCCGATCATGTACCGGGTGATGCTGTAGACCAGCCGAGGCTCGCGCATGTCGTACAGGGCCTCGACCCCGAACCAGATAAAGGCGACCGAGATCAGGCTGAGCGCAAACGTATAGACCCGCCTCCAGAACCAGTTGGTCTCGGGAAGCGGGTCCTGAACGTCAACGCGCGAAGTGGCCGGGTCTGCCGTGGCCGAGGCACTGTTGGTCTGGGTGTCGTCGCTCATTGCCGCCTCCGCATGATCTCCAGAAGATCGACGGTTGCGGCGCGAAGGCGATGCTGTTCCTCGATCTGGGACCTCGTGATGGCCCGGTGATCCTGCAACGCTTCTATCAGTTGGGCGGCGCGATGGTCAAGCGCGCGCAGGAGATCGACGATCTCCCGGTTGACCGCGTGAAGCTGGACGTTCGAGTCGCTGAGCGCCCGAAGGGTCACGGCTTCGACGAGGACGGCGGACTTTACTTCGGTTCCGGTGTCGGCTCCGCCCTTCTTGACCTCCTTGATTCCCTTGTAGATGCCCCCGACCACGGCGGCTATCGCGAGAGAGAATACCCCGAGGCTGGTAAGGATCGCCGTGATGTCAGGCGGAGAGGCTGGCAATGCGGGCGTCACGGCGGGTCTCCTTTAGGACCTCCCGCTGCTTCTCCGCGTGTACCACGTCAACTGCGGCCCGGTACGCTGAAAGGAGGTCAGCGATTACGAACCATGGATAAACGACAAGCCCGGTATTTGGAACCCCCGACTGCCACAACCCGATGACGATTTGCGTCACGATGAACATGGAAAGAAAGCTGGCGATCAATCGGATAAGCGGTGTCCGGGTCCATGCGCCGTTGACGAACAGGGCGATCCCGCGCCCCAGACCAACGATGAAACAGGCCCCGCCCCACGCGAGGGCAGGGAAATCAGTGAAGGGGGCCGAGATCGCGGCGAGGCCGCTGAACAGGGAAGCCGTTTCCGGGGCGGTGAACAGGCCGGGATGCAAGAGGACGTACATCCCCCATGCGACCATGAAGCCCGACATAAGCCATTCGAGCTTGCGGGCGGGCCAGTGCTGCCTCAGTGAACGGATAATCATGCTCAGCTTCCTCGACTCTTGCATCGGTGCCCCCGGCGTCTCCGTAAAGCGTGTTCATAGCCCCTTGGTTCCCTTATGTCCAGATTCCGTTGTCTGGAGGGAACGAAAGCTGAACACCGGAAATGATTTCAACTGACGTTCTGCTGCTGCCGCCGACGCCCCGAACTAGGCGGGGGTCCAGTATAGACGCTGCGAAGAACCTGAACGCCAGCCGCAATGACACGGAGATCAGGGTCGGGCTTACGAAGAACCTGAACGCCAGCCGCGATGACACGAAGATCAGCCATCAGACCATAACCTCCTGCCCGACCTTCACGCCGTTAAGTCCTGAAAAGGTCCACGGTGCCGAGGTGGCCGGGTTGTTTTCTAGGATTTCGCCCTCGTGGATATAGGGAGTTGTAACCGGAACCTGCCGGGTGTTGACCGTTGACGCCCCGGCCACGAGTAGCGCGTCGAACTCGCGGGTTCCCGCGTCCGTCTTGAGGGCCGAAATCATCGCTTGCACGGCGAAAATCTGCCCGCCGTCGTCCGTGATGTCCGCCACTTCGTAAAGGTCCTTGTCGGTGACAACAGAACCCGTGACATAATCGGTCGCGACGATAGGTACTTCGTCCAGCAGACTCCAGTTCGCCGTGCCGGTCGAAGGAACGAAATCCTTGTCTGCGGTGTCTCCGCTTACCGGCGAATAGTCGATTCGCATCTCGCCGAGCCGGACGTTGCCGTTGTTGACGTACAGGTCGTCGAAGGAGGCGATGGTCCCCGAGCCTGTGTTGTCAGGAGCGAGCAAGACGATGCTGCTATACTGCGCCCCAGCTACGTTGTTGGTATCGCCGTCGAACTCGCCGACCTTTACGTTATCAACCCACAACTCGACATGCCCGCCGCTGTCCGCGAGGGTCCCGACAAGCTCGATATAGTGCCACTGATTCGTTATCAGGATGTCGCCGGTCGTAAAGAGAACCGTCGTATTGCGAGTGACATTGAGTTTTTGCCCAGTTTGCAGGATGCGAATCTGGCTCGTGGTCACATTGTCGAGGTAGAAGATATATTGAGTTCCGATACCCGGCGCGTCACCGCAGCGATACGCAAAACCGATGCAGAAGTTCGGCCCAGCCGCCGCCGGAAGATTTCGGCGCGCGGCGCGAGTCGAACCCGTGGAATCGTACAGACGCATACACTGACCCGCAAACCGACCCGCCGCGAGATTGAAGGTGCCGCTGCCTGTAATAGTCCACTTCGACTGCAACCCGCCGTCAGCCGCGTTGACCGAAGGATAGGCGTCGAAGCCTTCCAGAAGAAGGAAATCACTCATGTCTCGACTCCATAGAAAGTAACCGATACGCCGACAAGCGCGGCGTCAGGGGCGGCGGGGGCCTCCACCCTGATCTCGTCGCCTGCGGCAACAGCGAGTGCGCCGCCGGTTGTCGCGAACGTCACCGCTCCGCCCGTCGAGATCGTCATGGTCCCGACCGCTGAACCGTTGTGCAGGATGGAGAACGCCTGCGATGTCGCAGGGTTCGGGCCTGAGGGGCGCAGACGACCGACCGACCCAGCGAAGTCATCGGCGAAAGTGACGCCAGTTTGCGCGACGTGGCGAAGAAGAACTTCCGAAGCCGACGGCGCGGTGTTCTCGATAGAGAAACCAAAGCGGTACTTGATCGCCACCCCGCCGCTACCGGCGAAATCCGCAATATCGCCTATCGTCGTCTGGACGTTCGCTCCGTCCTGAACAACCTCGACAAGCTCTGTGCCCGTGAGGGCCGCCGCCGGATCAAGCTCGCTGATCTTCTTCGTCGCCATCTCTAGTCCTCCAGAAGCCGGACCTCACCATCCTCGGTGATCCGGGCCTCGCCATCTTCGGTGATGCGGGCAGTACCCGTCAAAAGCAAGTTGAACCGATACAGGAAGTACGAGGCTACGTCATCCCGCTTCGACTCAAGCTCGATCCAGACCTCCGCCGGATCGCCATCGGCAGCCTGCAAAGCTGCGTCATAGGTCCACGTATCGACGAGACCAACATCGGTTTCGCTGAGCAGCGTTGTGCCGTCAGCGGCGAACACGCGGATATTGTACGTCGTGCCCGGCTCAGGGCCGACGCTGCCGTCCTCGTGCGCCACCAGCATGTCCGCCTGTAGCTTGCGGTCGCGGTGCGTCCACGTCAGCACGGGGTCCTCGTAGATGATGTCGTCGAGCAGGTAGATCGAATCGCCGTCAACCTTCACGTTGCCCGGCGGATACGGTCGGAACACGCGCTGGTTGACTTCGATGGAGACCTCCGTGGCCGCCGACTGATCCAGAAGGTCCGTGGAAGTCCGAGTCAGAGCCTTGCCGTAAACGGTTTCGCCGTCCTGATACTCGTCGCCGTCCGCGCCAAGCTCGTCGTCGATCAGCCAGATCGTCGTGCCTGCTTCATGGGGTGCCGGGATCGTGTCGGCCACGCCGCGCTTGACGGTCGCCAGCCGGGTCACGTCGTCGAACGCGGTGAACTCAAGCTGTTCGTCGTCGATCAGGACCGCCATCCCGGCGACGAACTCCTGAACGAACTGAGCGATGTTGGCCTCCTCGACCTCAAGCTCAGTATCCAGCGGGCCGATGTCGGCGAACAGGTTCAGCCAGTTCGTAAAGCCGACGGTCGAGACTTCATCAGTGTCGTAGGTGCCGCTCGTGAGGCTGGTCAGAACGTCGAAGCCTTGAGTCTGGACGTTCGGCGGGTCCTTCGCCAGAAGCGCCACGAAGCTCGCCCCGGCGTCCACGGCGTCCTGATCGGCGGCAGAAGTGACTCGGTAGTAATCGCGCCAGTTGACCTCGTACATCCGCGTTTCGGCGGGCGGGATCGCGGTGAAGCTCGGCGGTGTCCAGCCGGTCCCCGGCGGCGTGATGAACGAAGTCTCAGGCATCCCGAAGATGTCTTGAACCGACTTCACCGTCACCTTGCCGTCGGTCAGGGTGCCGTCGTTCACCTCGCCCGCCCGGAGGATCATGTTATTGATCCCCTTCGCCGGGTGCGAGATGCGGAAAGGCATCCCCGGCGCAATCCGCCAGCCGCGCCGGTCGAGGATCACGTTCATCTTGCGGAGGGGCATCTGGACCTTGAGTTCGCGCAGCGCCACCCGAGCGCAGAGATCGCGCGTCGCGAGGCCCCGGTACTCGATAGTATTGGAAATGATTTCGCCCTGAGACTGGATCGCCGCGAGATTGTGGACCCGGACCATGATGTCCTCTTTGGTCGTGGGATCGAATCCCTTGACCACGATCTCGTTGTAGCTGGTCTCCTCGCCGCTGGCGTCATCGTCGATCACGTCGAGCAGGCCGGTGTCAGGGGTGAACAGCGGCAGGTCGTCCGGGTCGTAGTCGCCCCGGATCAGCCGCAGAGTCATCTTCCCGGTCTCCCGGTCAACATACTGGACTCCGCCAATATGGTTGATGATGACCGGAATGAACTCCTTGATGTTCTCCTGCCGGAACCACGGGATGCAGAGACCCAGCCCTTCCGAGCAGAGCGTGTTCGCCGCCGCGACGTAGCTATTCTCGTCGAGCAGATCGGCGGGCATCCCGCGCCCCCACTCCGGGTTCGTGTTGATCTCGTACAGCATGTGCGCGCCGTTCATGGCGTGGATGCTGCCGCCGTTCTCGCTGTAAAGCACGACGCGCGCCTTGGCCGGATACCAAGGATTGTTGTCGAACCAGCCAGCCGTATGCCGTCGGACGCGGAAGCTCCACTCCTTCGGATATGGATTCATCGCCGCCACCAGACCGTCATACCAGAGCGTCACTACGCCCCGGAAGTTTGGCACGTCTCCCCCGAGGGACGCGGCGATGCTGGGCAGCGTTCCGAGCGCCGAAGCAAGGGCGGGCTGGAGGTTCTGGTTCGCCGCGCCGTTATAGCAGTAGAGCGGGCCTTGGATGCCGCCTTCCTTCTTCTCGCCGCCGAACAGATCGGGCTTGTTGATAAGGACCAGCTTGCCGCCGTCGTCCAGCCGAATCGGGTCGGTGCGAGCAGGTATATCGCCGACCCTGATTTCGGCGATCTCGTTGACCGGCCCACGCCCCAGCCCCATGTGCAGGGAGAAGAAGTACCGATAGCCGATTGTCTGCTTCTTACTGCCCATCCTGAGCCTCCCGGCGAGCGGCTTCTACGGGTCGCATAGCGAGCGGGTCTCCGGTAGCAATGAAGTCATCTGCCGGGCGGCCCTCGGCCACGAAGTTGGGCCATGACCAGTTGCGCGCGGCGAACCAAGCGCGCGTCCCCTTCATGCAGAGATTCGCCTGCCGCATGTGCCGGACGTGAACGACGAGGCCGGACATCACTTCTTGCCCTTCGACTTGATCTTGGTCGTGCGGTAGTTCCCGAACCAGAGGACCATCCAGCCCTCGGTCCAGCAGTCGCCGAAGAACACCGCCTGCGGCGTCCCTTCGTCGGCCTGAGGGAAATCGAAGTCCTCCAGCGATGCGGGCTTCTGGTTCTGCGGACGCACCAGCAGCGATTGGATCGCGACCGACGCCACCAGAAAAACCAAAGCCCAAGCAAATAGCGGCACCGTTCGACCTCCTTAGAACACTGGCGACCCATCGAACGGCGACTTGCCCGGCAAGTGCGGAAACCCGCCGTAGTTGGGCAGGTTGTTGAACAGCTTGCAGCCGGTCGTGTTGCGAGGGCAACCGGGGTAGATCGTTATCGCACTTCCGACCTCAAGTCCATCGGTCGTTCCGAGGACCCTGAAATCATTTCCGACTTGCGACTCGATGCCGTACCGCTGAGTGCTGCCGTCGGGCCGCGTGAACTCGACGAAGCCGCCGGTAAAGCTGCCCTCGGCTGGCTCGCTAAAGCTATCTGGGATCGGCGCTGGCGGGATCGCGGTATCGAACAGGCCAGCGGTGAAGTTGGTCCCCGTGAGCGTGAGGACCTGATAGTTGTAGGCGTGAAGGGCCTTGTTCACCTTGCAACCGAACGCCGAGTAGAGGACGTGCGGGCACATGCGGCCCCACGCCAGACGAAGCCCCTGCCGGTCGTAAGAGCCGCCCAGCGACCGGCAAGCCATCTGCACCGTCGCCTTGTCTACCAGCGTCGCGTTGACGACCGTGCCAGACCAGAGCAGCGGGGTCTCGTCGTCCGGGTCGCCGACATGCCAGCGGCGAACCGTCAGCCAGATTTTGCCCGACGGCTGGCTGTTGCGGAACAGCGCGGCGACCGGGTGATTCGATTGCGTGATGATCTGGAGATCGTTCTGGTCCGAGCCGCCCTGCACCACGCCCTCGTCGGTGATCGCGAGCGCCGTCCAGACCTCGCCGTCAACCGTGCGGTCCTCGTCGTCGGTGCAGTACCGCCAGTAGGTGTTGCCGTACCGGAACTCATAGAGCGCGATAGGCTTGCCGCCGCTGTTGGAAGTCTCATAGGTCCCGTATGCCATGTCAAACCTCGATCAGCAGACCGGGCAGGAACAGGTCCCAGTCATTGTTGTTCTCGGACCCCTCGTCGCGGACGTTGTGGCAACCGAATCGGATGATGCGGGTGCCCGCCGGAACCGCCGTGTCGGGGACCTGCATAAGCTGCCACGTATGGCTGTAGTCGAACGGCGTGTTGACCCGGCCTAGTTCGACCCCGCCAGCCGTTCGGAAGGACACGAACATCCTCCCGTGGTCGGTCTGGGCAGCGTAAATCTGGTGGTACGCCGAAAAGCCGCTGACGATTGCCTTGCCAGCGTCGATTCGGGCGTACCAGATGTTCGGGACAGGCAAGTCCTGATAGAACTCACTGTTCGAGTTGTTCCCCGGCCAGCCGATGTAGATGCCGTCGAAGGGCGGGCCGCCGTTCGCCGTGGTCGTCCGGGTGGCAATCGAGCCGGACCAGCCGGTCGTGCCGTCCTCGAACGACGGGTTGATAAGCGTGAACGGCGAGCCGCAAGGAGCCGAGTTCTTGTTCGTCACCGGGATCGGGAAGCTGATCGGCGTCGGCGAGGTCCGGGTGTTCTTGAACGTGCGGAAGGTCGCGCTCGCGTCATGGTGCGCGTCAACGCCGCCATAGTGCGTGATCTCGAAATCGTCGGTATCGAATCGGGCGACATCGGCGAAGCTGATCCGGTGGACAAGCCCCGGCGAGAGGGCTAGACCCAGCGCGGCGTCTAGGTTCAGCTTCTCGGTCGCGGCGGTCGATCCGGGGACTACGGAGAGGACTTTGCGGAGGATCGTGCCCCCGGCATGTTTGATCGCGATATACTCCCGACCGCTCGTCGGACCCCCGGTGTAGAGGTAGCCGACGTTTTCGACCTCGATCTGCGTAGCGCCCGATCCCGGAGAGTTCACCAGCCGAAGGTCGGCCTTGAACGTCGGGAGCCAGAAAGCGCCTGCCCGGCCTCGGTGCCGGTAGATCAGGTCGCGGAACCCTGCGAGCTTTTGACGGCCTGTCAGGAACCAGCGATGGGCCTGCCCAAGGAGGGCGCGACCCAGCGTGTCCACCTGATAGGTCAGGCCGATCTCGGTGTCAAGCAGGGCGATCTCCCGGTTCATGGAGGTCGTCAGGTCCTCGACCCAGTTGGGTTCGCTCAGGAACACCGGCAGAGTCAGGTACGTCGGCGAAGCGTCGGCAGCCGGGGTCCATGGATTCGGGCCGATCACGCGCAACTGGGCCGTGACAACCGCCGTCCCGGCAGTCCGGTGATCCAGATCGCCGACCTGATCGAGAACCGCCCGGCGCAGCGGCAGGAGCTTGGTCCCCTTCGGCCACGGGCGAGTGACGGGGGCCGCCAGATCGACCCCGCCCGCGTCTACGGACGCGATCTCGACGACCTCGTAGTCCATCGCCGTCTTGCCGGTCAGGATCGCCAGCCGCCCCTCGTGGTACTCCCACTCGCGGTAGCTCGTGTCGAAGTCGATCCGGTCGCTCACCGTGGCCGTGAGAGCCGATGACAGGGTGACAACCTCCCAGTAGAGCGGCGCGACGACCTCTCCGCCACCGAGGGCGTTGATAAACAGGTCCCAGAACGCCCGCTCAGGCCCCGTGAGAAGGAAATCCGCCTCAAAGGTCCTCCGGGGCGTCGGACGCAGGGAACGGCGCTGCTCGGCCCCCTCAGACGCCGCCAGCACGTCAGTCAGGAACGCCAGCCGCTCCAGCATCGGCTCCCGCCAGTTCGGGCGGAACGAGAATACAGGGAGATCGCTGTCCGCCATTACTTGAGAACCTGCTTGATCGTTTCCTTGTTCTGCCGAATCACGGTCAGGATCGACTTCTGGCCCGTGCGACTCTGCATAGCGTTAGGCACCGCCGCCGGGTCGAGCAAGAGGACCTGCTTGAGACCGGGCGCTCCGCCTTCGCCGCCGCCACCCTTGCCGATGTTGCGGATATGGCGCGGGTCGTCCTCCGTCAGGACTTCCTCGCCCCGCTGGAGGACCGCCTTGTATTCGTCCGGGCGCAGGCCGAGACCGCCGCCGCCATGGAACTTGGGGGCACCGATCCAGCCGACATCGCTGCCGCCGGTTCGACGCTGCCGCGAAGCCCCACGACCGCCGACGATGCCGCCGTCATGGAACAGGAAGGACAGGCCGCCGCTACCCGCGCCGAGGACCGACTTGGCGATCTGCAAGGCGACCATCTGGATCAGGACTTGCGCGATAGAATCGAGGATGCTCCCGAAGATGCTGAGCGCCGTCTGGCCCAAGTTCTTCAAGGCGTCGCCGAAGCTCTCCGTGCCGCTAATCACGCCGACGATGGACTGGGCAATCGAGTTGAAGGCCGTCACGACGCCCTGCTGGATCGCACCGCTGACGGCGGTGTTGATCTGCTGCAACCGGGGGTCGATCTGAGACAGCCCGGCGTTCACCGCTTGCAGCTTCGCCAGCCATGCGTTGTACGCGGTGTCCGTGATGACCGGCAGCCCGGTCAACGGGTCGATAGTGTTGTGGAGGAGTTCGACCTGCTCCCGAAGCTGCGCGATGACCGGCGCGATGGACGCGGCCTGCCGGGCGTATGCTTCCGCCGTAAGCTGCCGAGTCTCTGCGTCGGTCTGCAAGCCGAGTTCGTTCAAGGTCTGGTAGGACCGAACGAGGTCATCCCGCTCTTGGAGAAGCTGGTCGAGTCGGTCGCTGGTCCGATCAAGCCCGGCCACGCCAATATCGGCCACCGCGCGATTGGTCCCCTCGCTGCTGATAATCCGCTCCAGCGAGGCGATCCACGAAACCATTTCCGGGGAGGGGTTCGTCCCCGCCAGTGCGCGGGCGACCGTGAGCGCCTGCTGAGCCGCGTTGACGATCTGGGGCGAGATGCGACCCGTAACCTCGGCGGCCTGCTCCATGGCCTCCTGAGTCGTGATCGCGCCGCGCACCTGAGCGTCGCTGATCCGGTCAAGCTCGGCTTCACGCTGGCGCTCAAGGAGGGCGGCCTGCTCCTGATAGAACTTGATCGTCTCCTCGTCCTTGAGGCGCTGCTTCGTCGCTTCGACCTGCCGCTCGATCACGTCGAGGCTCACGCCGTCCGAGTCGGTCGTCATGCCGAGATCGCGCACCTTCTTGATGCTGTCCGCGATGGTCTCGTACCGCTCGTTGATCGCCTCAAGCCGCTGTTCAAGGCTGGCGGAGGCCCCGGTGAACGCTGCCCGGTTCAACTGGCGAAGCTGGCCCTCAAGCTGGCGCTGAGCCGATTCGCGCTGGCGCTGGGCGGTCTCGGCGGCCCGCTGAGCGCGACGGGCAGCCGCGTCCGACCGGCGACCGGCACGAGCGCCCTCCTGATTGATCTTGCGCTGCTCGGCGGCGATGGCCTGAGTAACGGCCCGCTCCTCAAGGGCCTGACTGACCCCGGCAGCCTGAGCGCGGGTCCGGGCTTCCCGTTCGGCCTTCGCCAGTCGCTCGGCCCGGCTCAGTTCGCGGGTGGCCTCGACCTCCTCGTCAAGCTCGTTGGCGAATCGGCGGTCCCTGATCTGCTGGTCACTGGCCCCACGCGGGGCCGGGGCGTTCATGCCCCGCTGGGTACGGATGACCTGAAAGGCGTCTGCCTGCGCGCCCTGAACACCCTTGCCCGCCAACAGTCCGGTCAGGAAGGTGAAGCCGACAATCGTGTCATTGATATACTGATTGATCCGGTCAATGACCGGCTGGAAGGTGGACTGGAGCCAGCCGGTAAACGACTGCCACGCGGACTTGAGATTGTTGACCGCCGGGGTCCACGACGACTGAGTCGCGTCGGCGATCTGCTGGTTCCGCTCGGCCACGCGGTCGAGGACGTACTGCCGCGCTTCGCCAGCCCGGCCCGCCTCGAACAGAGCCTCGGCGTGAGCCAGATCGGCCTCGGTCAGATCGTTCGTTTTCTCGGCGAGGTCGAACACCGCGTCGATCCCGCCCTGCTGGACATCCACGAGCAACTGGGTCGCTTCAACAACGTCGATCCCCAGCCGCTCAGCCAGCCGCCCGGCGGCCTCGGAATAGGTTTCGATGGCGGCGGTGTCGAAGCCCTCCTCGACGAGCAGGAGCATGGCCTTGCGGGCGTCCTCGGCCTTCTCGGCGACCCCCTCCAGCTTCTCTTGTGCATCGGCGAACCGCTGCACGTCGATTCCGTCGCCGAGCGGGGCCTGCGCGAGGTCCTTGCTGGCCTGCTTGAGCCGTTCGGCGTCCGTGTAGATTTCGCGGAAGGCGAACCCGAGCGCCGCTACGACGGCGATCACGGGTGCCCATACGACCGCGATCCGGGCAATGGTCGAAATCATGCCGGGGAAAATCTGGCTGATCTGCGAACCCTGCTGGATCAGGACGATGAACGGATTCTGCCCGGACGCCAGCGACACGAAGATGTCGTTAAGCTGGAAGCTCAGATTGGACAGGTCGTTCGGCTTGAGACCGAACAGCCCGTTGGTCCGCTGGCCCCCGCGACCGAGCGTCTGATTGATGCGACCGAGCGCCCCGGCAGTCCTCGTGGCCGCTGCTTCGAGTCGTGCCTGTTCGCCCGCCAGATCGACCGTGTTGATCCCGGCGGTGCGAAGCTCCCGGCTCAGTTGCCCGAGCTTCACTTCCTCCTGATTGAGCGCGCGCCCGGTCTGCTCCAGCCGGGTCTCCGCCTGCTTGAGCGAGTTGGCAAGCTGCTCGGTCGGTTCGTCCGCCGCAGCCATGGCCTGCCCGAGTCGCTGCACGTCAGCCTGAGCCGCCTCGAACTGCTGCCGTGCAGCCGCCGTAGCGGCTTCCTGCTGCTGGAAGGTATCGACAAGCCCGCCTTGCCGCAGGAGAGCCGCTGAGGCCGCCGCAAGCTGGTTATAGGCGTCGTTCAGCAGGCCGACGTTCTTTACGCCGTCAGCCGCCGCCAGATCGGCTTTCTCGATAGCCGCCTCGACCCCGCCGAGAGTCTGGAGCGCAGCGTTGCCCGGATCAATGATCGCCCGGAGGCCAGCGGCCACCTGCTGCGACGTGACCGCCATCGTCTGCCCGGTCTCGACGAAGCGCGAGAGGTCGCGGCTGGCTTCGCTCGCCTGCTGCCCTACAGCCCGGAAACCAGTCAGCGCGGCAAGCTGATTGTCCGCCACCTTGACGGTGTTGATCGCGTCGCCGAACAACTGGACGAAGCGGCTGGCCTGCCCGAGTCGCTGAGCCTCGGCGATCTTGCGCTCGAACCCCTGCTGCGCGGCGAGACTGGCTTCCTCCTGCCGGGCGCGCGCGATGTTACCGGCGTACCCGTCGATAGCCGTGTTGACCTGCACCAGCCCTGCGCCGATCTGGCGGGCGGTGTTGACGATCCCGGCCTGCGCCTGATCGAGATTGTTGGTCGCGACCCCGGCGCGTTCGAGGACCGTGATCTGCTCGGCGAGATCGGCCTTGTTCTTATCGACGGCGGCGCTGGTCCGGGTAACGGCGACCTCAAGCCGCTGCATCCGATTCTCTTGGGCGGCGGTCGCCTTACCGGCGGCTTCGACTTCCGCCTTGAGCGCAGCGAGATCGGCCTTCGCCTTGTCGGCGGCAGCGCCTACCTTGTCCGAAGTCGCTACCAGCCGGTTGTAGGCGTCGATCTGTCCTTGGATGGCGGAGAGATCGCGCCCGGCAGCCGCAAGGGCCTCCTGCGTCCGGCGAAGCTCCTGCAAGCTGATCTCGCCGCGCTCGGCCTGCGCGATCTGCTCGCCGATCTTCGTGTTCAGCGCGTCAATGTTCGCGGTGACTTGCTGAAAAGAACGACCCGTAGTCTCGCGAGCGGAGATCAGCAGTTCGATGTCGCGGCGGGTCGTTGCCATAGCCCTCAGTCCTCAAGGTCTCGCAGGAATTTCTCGTAGGCTCTTATACCCTTTTTGCCGCCCGAGAAAACTGCTGATCCGACATGCTGGTCAGCTACCATGCGAAAAGCCATTTCCCGGCGCTTGATGACCCTCAGAAGTTCGCTTTCGTTGGCGAGCTTGCCGAGGGCGTATCGGTGCGCGTCCGGGTGGCCGTTCGCCTTTAGGTAGCTGACGGCTTCTCGGAGGTTGCGATAATAGTCTGCAAGGACGACATCAGGGGGCCGGGCTTGAGACCGTTTGCCTCTAGCAGGCTTGCCACGACCCCCAAGGCTTTTCCCAAGTCGATACCCCCATCTTCGGCGGTAAGGATCGCGATGGCCTTGAGGGCTTCGATCTGCTTGACGAACGAGAGTCGGCGGAACTTCTCGACATCCTCGGCGCTGGTGGCCTCGGCGCAGCGGGAAATGATTTCCACCGCCATCATCGGGAAGTCCTTGACGATCTCCATCACCAGATCGGCCACGGCGCTTTTCTGGACGACGCCCTTGGTCGCGTACTTGGCGACGGTCGCCTTCATGTCCTCCAGATAGTGAACGGTCAGGAACGTGATGTCCTCTGAGTTCATCCCCCGGACGGTGAAGAAACCGCCCTTCGACCCGACCTCGATTCGGGTCATCTCAATATCAAAATTCGCAGCCATATCGACTCCTCTGGCATAGAAAAGGGGCGACCCCGGAAGGAGTCGCCCCTCATAGGTTCTCCGGGAAGCTGGAGATTACGCGACGACGGGCCGACCGTCAACGTAATGCTTCTCGTAGCCTTCCTTCTTGAGGACTTCGCCCGTGAACGACATCTCGCTCCACGAGTCGGCCTTGAACTCGTAGTCGCCGTCCGGGGACAGGTCGATCAGGGGCCAGTAGTCGTCGCGGTTCTCGCCAGCGGTGTTGTCGGCGATATAGCGCAGCGCGCCCCGGATCGTCTCGCCCTTGGAGATGATGACCGTCCGGCTGTGCGCCGACGCGGTATAGGTGACGATGATGTCATCCCCGTCGGCGATGTCCGGCGCGTCCTCCTTGATGAAGATGCGGCCCAGTTCGAGGTCCACGTCGTAGTTGGCCCCGCCTGCACCGCCGGGAATGGCAGCCGGAGTCGGCGTCGCGTCGTCGGTAACGGTCGTGATGGTCACGGCACGAGCGCCGGTCGGGGCGGTCGGACCCACGCCAAGCTGATACCAGCGACCGCGCATGACGGTAAGCGTTTCCGGGGTGCTGGTGATCGCCGACACGGCCAGCGTCTCGGCGGTGCCCTTCCAGAGCATCGCGAGGTTTTCCGGCTGGATGTCGTCGGTCGTGAAGCCGACGGACTGATCCGACTGCGTGACGACCGAAGCGTCCTTGGCGCGCTCCTTCTCGTCCGAGGAGTAATGCTCCTCGCGCGTCTCGTCGGTCGAGCCGGTCAGGGACGTGGTGTTGCCGATGTAATACTCGCCGGTCAAATTGCCGTCGGCATCCATGCGGTCGAAATAGAGCTTGCCAGCCCCCAGAGTATAATTCTTTGTGCGCGCCATGGGATCAATCCTCCTGAACAAAGGGCATGGTAAGGTCCGTCACGTTCCCGACGGAGATGGGCATGTAGAAGTACGCGGTGTCTGATACATTATCTTTGCCCGGTCGCACAATAGGAATCTGATACCGGACTTCCCCGATCAAGCCGCCCAGTCGCCACTCGTTCGGGTAGAGGCCGCCGCGCGCCCCATTTCTGTTCTCCGAGGTGATCCGGGCAAGCCGCATCTGGACCCACGCGAGAAGATCGTAAGCCGGGTCGGTCGGGTGCTTTTTGTTGTCCTTCGCGAACCCGTGAATGAGGATCGTCCAGTCCTCGTCCTGTTGCAGGCGACCGGAGCCGCCACCGTTCGGGTCGATCTGCCGAGGGGCCTCAAGGATAGCCAGAAACGGCTCCTTCACCTCGTCCCCGAACTCGACGCGACCCCGGAATACCGAATCACTCAGATCATACGGGCAGACCTCGCCGGTCATCTCGGTCGGCAGATCGACCCACGCCGGGGTGATCCCTTCCAGATGCTCGGATAGAGCCTTCATGATCCTGAGCTTCTTGGAAATCATTTCACGCTCCCGCTGAGTCGGACGAACTGCCGGATGAACTCGCGCTGCAACTGGTCGGCCACGGAGGGACTTTCGGCCACGCTGACTTGGCGGAACACCTGATCCACGGACGGTCCATACAGCAGATAGAGGTCGGGCGCTAGTTGAACTCCAGCCCCGCCCTTCTTCCGCCCCCGGAGCCGGTCGCCGGGCTTGAGGCGAATCGCCAGACCGACGTTGAAGCCGTCGCTGGTGTCGCCCCCACGGCGGAGCCGAACGAAGAAACCCCCCTCGATTCGTTTGGCCCCGCCGCCCCTGTTGACCTTGACACGAACGCCGCCGGTTCGGCGCGCTCCCTCGAAACTCTGCCCCTCAGCGAACCGGGCCAGCGAAGTCGGACGGAAGCGCGCCGTGATGGCCGCTGTCAGGTCCGCGTCAGTCGCTCGCTTGGTCTGCCCGAATCGGTCGGTGTCCTCCAGATAGCCGGGCGGGAAGTTCACCTCGTCCTTCATGGCCTTCCGCATCTGCGGAACTGCCTTCCGGCTGGTCACGCTGTTGATCGCGATCCTCGCGGACGTGCGCGCTGCCGCTGGCTGGGCGGACAGGAAGTCGTCGATCTCAAGCAGGTTAACGGCGGTGATTCTAGCGGACATGCCCGCCTCGCTGGTCTAGCCCCGCACCCGTGCCACGACCCATACGGTCTCGCTGGGGCCGTCTGGAGGCTCTTGGGTGTCGAGGGAGAAGGTCAGACCCTTGTAGCCCTCTATCGTCACCTCAGCGGCGCGGGAGAGGACGAGAGGGGCTTCCCCGTTGGCGACGAGGGCTGCGGATACTGCCGCCACGTTCTCGTCGAGGAAAACCAGCTTGTCGATCCCGTCAATGATCTCGGCATAGTCGCCGTTCAGATCACCAGTCCGGTCGATCTTGTTGTGGTAGCGGACGGTCAGGGTCTCGCCCGTATAGTCCTCGGCGAAGATCAGGCCGTCCGGGTGATCCTCGTCTACCAGAGTCGCGGGTACGGCGAGCTTTCCGTGGATAGCTCGCCGCGCCTTCGCTTTGATGTCTGCCAGAGACATCGGGTGCCTTACAGGCCGCCGTCGGGATCGCCGCCGCCGTCCGAGCCGCCCGACTTGTCGTCGGTCTGCCCGGCTTCGTGCTGCTTGCCGAGGGTCTGGAGGGCCGCCTTGTTGGCGTTGTTCGGGTACTCGACCGAGTGGAAGTCGAGATACGCCTTCAACTGGTCCACCGTCTTGTCGTCCATGGCGACATCCTGCCCGGCGTAGTCCGGCACCTCGACGACCTCGGGTTCCGACGCGACGACGCGAGCGCCGCCTTCCTGAATCGGATCGCGGTAGTGGAGCTTGCCGGTCGCCGCCGTCAGGCGGTCGAGCAGGGCGAGTTCGTCGTCGGTCAGTTCGACGACCTTCTTGGCGGCGAAGCGAACGCGGCGCTCCTCCTCCTTGTCGCCGACGGAGACCATGCGGGTCGTGGTGAACGCGACCAGAAGCAGTTTCAGTGCCATGATGATAATTCCTCGTTCTTCTCTGGGCTACAGGGTGAAAGGCCGGGGTCTCCCCCGGCCTCCCGTCGTTCAAGTTATTCCGGGTCGTGGACCTGCAACTTGAAGCTGTTGTTCGGCTCCATGGGAACCGGCAGCGGGGCCGACTGGCTCAGGGTGTATTCCTTCGCCGGATCGTCGTTCTTCTTGTCCACGATGCGCGGGAAGATACGCATCGGGCGGAGACCGGCGTTCGGGTCCTTGATGGCACCGAAGGTCTGGACGCCGCTCAGCTTGTTGCCGACGCCGACGACCGCGTTGGGGTCAATGTAGTACCCCTCGGTCAGAGCGCCCGTGTCGGGATCGCGCTGGTGGAAGTACCCGGCGTAGGTCCAGATGCGAACGCGCGCCGCCGACTGGCCGCCAACGAGGACCGCCTTGAGTTCGGCTTCCTTGTCGGTGTCCGCCTGACCGAGGATCGAGTGATCCGCAGCCGAGCCGCCGATTCGGTAGTCGGTGTTCAGAAGCGCCTTGAAGTCGGCGTTCTTGTAGGCCCGGTCATAGGCTTCTTCGCCCATGATAAGGTCAGTGATCCGGCCACCGCTGAGCTTGCGCGCCAGCTTCATCTTGACCTGCAAGTCCGTCAGCGGGACAGCCGCCGACTCGCCCCAGCGCGCCGTCGAGGTCAGAACCTCGGTCAGGTCGGCGTCGCGGTTGAAGTCGATGGTGACACGCGGATAGTCCTCGCCCTCGATCACGACGGAGCCGTTCACGAGCGCCTGAGCGCACATCCAGTTGATCCGGCGCTCGATCATCTCCCGCTCAAGGCGGAAGTTCTCGGCGATGGTCGCGTCATACCGCTGCTGCGGCGTCAGCGAACCGACGACCGGCTGCTCGCCCGCCCGGCGCTTGAACTGCTGCATGACATCAATGTCGTGCTTCGGCTTCACATACGCGGGCTTGAAGGACCGGGTGTCGAACCCGCCCTTCGCCATCACGCGGCCCTCGACGTGCGGGGCAACGAACGGCGCGAGGATGTAGCGATCTTCGCTGATCTCGTCGAAGAACACCTTCTCGGTCGTGAAGGTGATCTCGTCCGGGAAGAACTGGAGGAAGAAAAGCGGGTCGATCTGCTGGCGGTTCTGGACGCCAATCAGAGTTGCGGTATCATAATCAGCCATCTGGCGTCTCCTTGAGCAGGTCCCCCGTTCCACCATGAACGGCATCGGGAAATGGGTACTTCAAAATCCCGGCGGCTACAAGAGCCGCCGGAACGATGTTAGGTCACAGAAGCCGCTTGACCCGGAACGGTGCGCCACCCTTGTCGAGGGCCGCAGCCCGCTCCAGATAGGTGTCGAGCGAAGCAGGCCAGACCAGCAGATCGGGGTTGAAGCAACCGCCGACATAGATTTCCGCGTGACGGTCGCCCGCACCCGCCGGGCCGCCCGACGTGGTGTTGATGGCAGTCGCGAGGACGCCAACCGGCTTGGACTGCGGAGCAGGGGCCGTCTGGTCGGTCGCGCCACCGGCAACGGCAACCGTAGCCGTGGGGTCCCACGCAACGATCTTGTCGGCAGCGTTGTAGGCGACGATGGTGCCGAAAGCCAGATTCAGGCCGGTCAGGACCATCGCAGGCTTCGTCTTGATTTCATCTTCCGCCGTGAAAAGCTGAGTCGGGGTGAACGACGCTTCGTCGGTCATCCCTGCGGCAGCCCAGTCCGCATTTTCATAGCCCGGAACCGGCATGTCTAGTCTCCTTCGTGGAAATGGTTTCCGTGGATGGCTTCGGGCTTATGCCTTGGCCTGCTCGAACTTACGGCCCGTCGCTGCCGCCTGCGCCCCGAGGATTCGGGAAACATTGGCGCTCACGGCATCGCCGTCATCGCCGCCGCCCTTGCCGTCAGGCCCGACATCGGGGTGCTTGCCCTGATCCATCGCCTGCTCGAACTGCGACTTGCCCTTGGCCTTGTCGCCGCCGTCCTTGCCCTCGTCGTCGCCCTTCGGCTCGTCCTTGGGTTCGTCCTTCGGTTCATCCTTGGGTTCGTCCTTCGGCTCCTCGGCGGGAGCCTCGGCCTTCGGCGAGACCTTGAGCATCGCCACGGCGTCATCCACCGACATATCGGTGTTGTACGCCAGATGCTCAGCGAGACCTTCGCGTCCGGTTGCTTCTTCGTGGGTCACGATGCCCTTGATACGCGCCTTCGTCTCGTTCGCGACGGCGGCCCGATCCTCGGAACTGATTTCTGCCATGGTAACTTCCTCCTGAGAGTCATCTTCGGTTGCAGGGTCATTCGCAGCATTGCCAAGCTCGGCTACGAACGACGCTACCGCCGTCGTCGGAGACTCCGCCGCGTCGATCAGGCCGAGCGACAACGCTTCCGTCGGCCTCATTACACGAGCCTCGGTGCCCTTGACAACACTTTCTTCGATTCCGCGAAACTCGGCCACGGCGGCATAGAACTCGCCAGCGCGTTCATCCACCATGGCTTGCAGGTACGCGCGGTCCTCTTTGGACATCTGCTCGTACATATTGCCGCTGGTTTTGAACTTGCCTGCCTTCACGAACTCCGTCTCGATCCCCCACTCCGCGAGCATCTTGGCGATGTTCATGTGGAGGATGTAGACGCCGATGGAGCCAACGCTGCCCGAGGGCGCGCAGACGATTCGGTTGCACGGGGCCGCCAGCCAGAAGCCGCCAGACGCGGACAGGCTGTTGACCAGCGCCATGGTCGGCTTGTCGAGCGAATTGATTTCGCGCGCAAGCTCGTCGCACCCGGCAGCTTCGCCGCCCGGCGAGTCGTGATCGAACACGATCAGGTTCACGTCGGCGTCGGCGGCGGCAAGGTTCATCTGCTTGCGGATGAAGTCATAGCCGGTGACAAAGCCCCAGCAGTAGTTGAAGCGGTTAATCAGGATGCCGTGAACCGGGATCACCGCCACGCCGTCCTGATAGATAAACGGCTTCGTCGGGCCGTCGGGGCCGTCCTCCCAGCCCCACGACGACATGACTTCCGTGCGAACCTCGTTCCACGCGGCAGAGGGGTCCGTGACCTGCTCCGCCTCGCTCAGGAGGCCCATGAGCATGGATTCGGCGTGGCGGTCGCTGATAAGGCAATCCCCAGCCGACATGCGGCTGAGGACCTGCGCCATAAGGCCGCGCTTACGCAGCTTCGTCATCGGATTCTCCCGTGTCGTTCATCTCGGCATCGTCGGCGTTGTCCTCGGCGTCGCTCGCTTCGCCTTGGTCTCCACCCTGCCCCGTGTTGCCCTTGTTCGTGTTCAGGTCGAACACGAGCTTATGTTCCTCCAGCAGACCCGCTTCAAGCGCCTTCTGCTCGAAAATCTCACGGTAGTCATTTCCGAGTCGCCCGATCTCGATCTCGTAGGTCGAGAGACCCGCCTTGATACGGAGGATCGCGGCCTGCGTTTCCTTGAGTTCGTCGATCTGCCCGGTGCCGGTGCCGATCCACGCGCAATTACTGAACGCCTCCCGCATGAGAGGCTTGTAGAAATCGTCGCGAGTGAAGCCCGGCGGCAGCGGCACCTCGCCCTGCGAGATGAACTCCTCCAGCACGTTACCGTAGATGTTGTTCGCCAGACGGTCGGCGACCGACTTCTTCCGCGAGCGCATGGCCCGACGGGTGTTCTCGGTCGAGAGCTTGGCCGTGGCGTAGGACATCTTGGAGTAGTCTCGCGAGAACTCCGCATAGTCCATGTTCAGGGCCGCCGCCGTATGCCGAAGCAGCGAAGCCTCGAAATCAGTTCCGACCCCGCCGGGCGTACCCAGCGTTTTCATGTTCAGCTTCGTGCCGGGGTACAGATGCGGGATCATCGCCCCGTCGAGCGCGATGTTCTCGGCCCCGGCGAGATACTTCTGGAGGCCCGCCAGATAGGCCCCGATTGCCGTGTTCAGCGATTCGGGGGTGCTGGCGTCGCCGCCCATGGCGACAATCATTTCCGCCGTCGGCATCTCGGATTCGATGGCAGCGCAGTACGTGGCATTGATGACCGCGTTCTGGAGAACCACGTCCTGCAAGTGCTTCGTCATCCGCATACGCTTGAGGGCTGCGACCATATCGGCCACGCCGCGATGCTGATCCGGGAAAAGCTGCTCGATAATGTGGATCACCTGAGGACGGCCCCACGGCTTGTACCGGGGGATGTAGGTGAAATCGAGCATGTCGTATGCGCCGGGCCAGAACGAGTTCGGGTGGTTCCGCTGGATGTAGTATCCAACGGGCTTGCCCCGCCCATCCACCTTGACCCCCCGGCGGAGGTCCTTCGTGTCGGTCTGCCAGTCCGGGTTGCGGAGGCGGCTGGGATCGACCGACTGGAAGCACGTCTTGAGCGGTCGCCCGGCAGAGCGATCCCACTCCGAGGTCTCCAGCACTTCGCCGGTCATCACGAACCCGGCAACGCCGAGGCGAATCTTGCCGGTGAACGTGTTCATGCCCGCCGCGTCGAGGTAGCAGGCTTCGCTCTCGGCGATCAGATGGAACCGATTCTCGATGATCTTCTGCGCCTCGTCGGCCCATTCCTTCGTCGCGCCGGGGATCACCTTCCATGCGATCTTGGCGTTCAGCCGGTATTGCGCGCCGACAATCGAGTCCATGTGCGACTGGATCGCGCCACGGGCGTAGCCATCGTTGATGACCATATCCTTGGCGCGGGCATCGGCTGGCTCCTTGACGGAGTTGATCGCCCGGTCAGGCGGGACCGACGCGACGTTCCAGTTCGCGGTCTCCCGGCTGGTCCGTTCAGCGCCTTCCAGTCCGCCGCCGAGGGCATGTTCCACGGAGCCGTTGCCCCGGTAAATCTGGACATCGGTGCGACCGCGCATCTGGGTCCCGAAGTCGAACGCCTGCTGATCTGCGCCCATTACAGCCTCCGTCCGAAGGTGAATCGAAGCGGCCCACGGTAGGCCGAGCGCAGACCTTGGCAGACCGCCAGTTCGTTTTCAAGGCGGGTGATGTAGGCGAGCAGGCCGTTGGCGTTCGCGCGGCTATACTGGATGCTCTCGCCGTTCTGGTCAACGAACCGGGTGATCGCCCCGCCCGTCATGAGTTCATCGTATGCCTTGCGCGCCGCGTCGAGCCGGGTCTGGATTGAAGTGCAGTCCGCCATGTGGCCGGTTCCTTACGCGATCTTGGAAGCGATTTCCGTGAGGTCATAACTCGTTTTCGGCTTCTCCGCAAATGGTTCCGATCCGGGCTTGACAATAAAGGGATTAGCTGGATC